GGTCAAGGTTACCGAACGTCGAAGCGTAACCTTCGATAACGCCTTCGTCTGTTTCGCCGTCAACTTCTTTAAGTTCAAAACTAAATGTTTTATATTCGATTTTACTCATGGTGTTTTTAACTTCCCTTTTGTTTAAACGTTAAAACGCATCGACAATTAATAACTTGACCCGCGCCGCCCGCGTCGTCGCCCGGCCCTTCCATTGAAGCGTCCGGTGGAACTGTAAACTTATCGTCAAGCGGTACACTAACACCATTCATTGACGCGTGGTCGGCTTCCGACGGGTCGTCACGTGTTCGGTCGTCGTTAGCTGAAACCCATTCCTTATGAATTCCTGGAACTTGTAACGACTTAACGGCACCAAGTGCGCCGTTATTACTAGCTAAACTAACTTCAGTACGTGCGATAGTTCTAGCGCGTCCCGGTGATATGTCTTCGAATTCAGCTTCAATATATTTTGAAAGTTCAGGTAATGAATCGCCGCCGCTGATAGCTGAGTATGTCCACTCTTTAACAATTTTGCGGACTGTTTTCTCATTAGTCGAAGCAATTTTAGTAATGCGGTCGCCGGTCGAACGTTCGATATAATCTTTTATAAACATATCGAATTTAAGATTCGACTTATGTTCTAAGCTTACACCAAGCGTTTTACCTTCGTTAAGAATCGGATTGCCGAACGCAAGTAACGCATATTTTGCGTGACGTTTAATTGTCTTTTCAAAATCACTTGTCATTTCGCCCGTTTTTTGCACAAGTGCTAGTTCTAACACTTTCGGGTCGGCATTTTTTAGATCGGCCGAAACTTTTTGAAGTGCCGCCGATAAGTCGGCGTAGTCTTGACGAAGTTCGGTTTCGAATTGTTCGGCTAGTTTTTTTCGGGCTTGGTTTTGTTTTCGCCACGTTTTCTTTTTTTCGTTAGCGTTTAAAAGATTAATCGACTTCCACTGTTTTGCGTCGTCTTCGGTTTCAATGCTTTCAGTTTCTTCGGTTTCTTCAGCCGGTTCGTCGCTTGGTTCTTCGGTTTCTTCGTCGGGTTCGGTGTCTTCAGTGCCACCGCCAAAAGAACCAAAACTTGAACCCGAATCAAGTTCGTCGCCGCCTTCAATTTTATCATACCCGACAGCTTCACGCTTTTCGTTAATAGTTAAAAACCGAACAGGCGCAAGGCTTGTATATTTTTGTTCACGTCGATATTGAAGCGCTTCAATGTCGTCCGAATCGTAGTCAAGGTATAAGCCTTCACCAAAAGCGGGCGCTAACCAATAGTTAAGACAATCGCGAAGCCCGTCAAGCATAGGTAAATTCGTTTCTTCCCAAAACGCAAGCTTCGCTTCTTTATAATTAGTAAATGTTTTTTGGCCTAAACCCATTATTTCAGGTGGAACACCAAGTGCTACGCACAAGTCAATAGCTGTCACTTCTTTAGACTTTAGAAAATCCATTTCTTTTGGTGACATTGAAACCGCGTTCCACTTAAGGCCACCTTCCATTATCATGGGTCGACCGGCATTTCGCGGCCCTGAATACCATTCGTCGAATTGCGCGCGCAGTTTGTTATGCTGTTCGTCGGTCAGTGTTCCGCGTGGGTTCCCTTGCGTGGCTTCCATCTGAAGCACACCACTTGGTGTAGCGCTATTTTGAAGTAATGCAAGATTCCACGCTTGACCGGCGTTATTTTGGTCAAGACTTAACATAGCGGCTTGAAGTGCCGAAAGCCCGTACCAGTCGTCAAGCGGGTTAAAAGACTTCCAGTGTAGAATCGGTGACTTTAGTTCAACTTGGTCAACTTCCCAAGACCTTGTCACGCCACCATAAGAAAATTCATAACGCTGGACATACCCTCGTGCGTTCGGAACAACTTTCATTTTATCAGGCCTTACCGGCCACAATTCCAAAACATTTTGGCCGACTTTATTCGATTCAATGTAGCTATTGCCTGTAATACATTTAAACCCGATAATGCTTTCAATAAATTCCGCGCGCGATTGAAGCGGGTTCGGTCTGTCAATTAATTTTAGTAATGGGTGTTCTTCTAATTCATTTAATTTTCGACCGCGCTTTTCGTATAAATTCCACTCAACACCCGCGCAAGCCGTTGCAATTTTCGAAATCGCTGAATAGACAACTAAGTTTTTAGAATACCCGGCTTTTGCAAAACCTTCGTAGTTAGCGGGCGTGTGAACCGGCTTACCTACTTTTTGAAAAGACATCGCGATGCGGGCTTGTGATTCTTTAGACGCGAATAAATTCCTAAGTCGGTCGCCAATACTCATGTTTTGTCGTTCCTAGTTGTTAAGTCAGCGAAGCAAAATTTAAACCGACCTTATGTTCGGCCCTGAACCGTCGTTTTCGTTAAAGTAGATAACGGCCATTGACGTGGTGTCAACTTGGTCGTCGTGCTTACTTCTCGGAAATTTTTCGTGTTCCTTTATGAAATCTTTTACGAATTCAACACCACTTGGCAAGAAACATTTCTTAGCCTTAACGGTACTCGACGCGCTAATCGCCCGTAATTCCTTAGACTTCGTTGGAATCATGCCGACAACGGGTAATGTTGTAAACCTTAAAAGATATTGAATTAAAGCCGACCCGTGGCTTTTGTCTTCTATGACAATAGTCGTGGGTCGCCACTTACTAAAAAATGTTTTAGCAAGTTCTTCTAATGTTGGTGCATCGACCTTGTCACGCCACAAGTCTAAAAGATAAAACCCGTTTTCAGTTTTCGCCCACGTCGCACAAACCGAATAGTCGTTAGTGATACCGGGCTTTTCGGCGCAGTCCCAAAACTGTACTAAATCCAATATTGGTGAGGGACTTTTGTCAAAAAATTGCCAATTGTCCCTAGGGAATAGGCCACCGCGCGGCGGTTTCGGGTCTTGTTGCAATTGCGCTTCGGAGTGTTCGCGCAAGTCACGTTCTAAATCTTTTATAGCTAGTTCGTTGAAACGTTCAGGCCACAAAAGTTGACCCTTTATTTTTCTAGGGTCACGAAAGTCAAGGCTAGTTTTTGATTTTAAATCGCTGTCGGGTTCATAACGCGCCGGTAAAATTAAGTGTTCATAAGCGCCCGTTTTTAAAACATGACCCGTCAAGTCGTCTTCGTGTAGGCGCTGCATTATAATAACTTTTGCATGACGTTCGGCGTTATTGTACCGCGTACTGAACGTCATGTCGTGCCACATGTTAGCCGAGTCACGCATGCTTTCAGAAAAGGCGTCTAAAGCGTTTAGCGCGTCGTCTATGATACAGTTATGGACTACTACGCCTTCAGCAATGAAGTTATTATCTCGCCCCACTTCAATGTCGTAGACAGCGACCGGGCTACCGCTATCGACTTGAATTCGTTCGATACTTCTAACCGACCCCAATGATGCGTAATGTGGCACGGCTGACATAGTGTTATTAAATTCGTCGGTTCGTTGTTCGACTTGACTTCGTCTATGTGGTGTACTGTCAACCTTCGGCCGCCGCCGCATGCGGAACACCGAAAACCGTCGCGCAATAATATAAGCGGCCGAATCACCTTGAATTTTTCTTCGTATACCGACGGTCGGGCGCCTATTACATGCGCCCTGCAATTTTTGCAATACTTCCGCATTTTGCTTTCGGTCTTTTCGCCGCATATCACGCATAGTCTTCGATTCTTTATACTGTGATGCGATTTCGAACATTGATTCGAACAGTAGAAATCTTTTGATTTTTTCAATGCCTTTCGAAAGTCGCACAACTTCCGAAGAAATAAAACGCCGCAAAACTGACACTTCATTTCTATATGAAACGCCTTCACCCGTTCTATTTCTAACTTCGATAATTTCGTCGTTAACCTTGAAGCCTTGAATCGGCCGGTAACCTTGTCTAGGGCTGAAAAAAAGGTGTTCGGGTGTAGATATGACCTTGCGCCCGTTACTGAACTCAGCCTTAAGTAATTCGGTAACGTGTCGACGTGATAACTTTTTAACACTGTTATATCTAAGGGTTCCCGATTTAACGTCATAACTTAAGACCTCATCGCCTATTTTTATATTTTCGATACTGGTTTCGCCTAGGCGTGTCATTACCTTAGTTCCGGCAACAAAACAATAGTCACCGCCCTGACCTGTCAGGCCCGACCCTACACCAACGGCCACGCGTTCGCCGCCTAGTGTGTTTTGGAATACCTTTTTTTGGTTTTGGTCTTCGGCAAGATTCCACTTAATTTTAAAAAGACTTCTATACTTGTCACTTGACAAAAGGTTTCTAGTTTTAATCGAGTCACGAATCGCAATAGCTTCGGCGTATGAGGCGTAAATAAACTTGCGTTCAGGATACCGAAGCCAAACCCACGCCGGGAACATTACCGCGCACAAAATTGATTTCATATGTCGCGGTGGCATATTGATAACTAATTTTTTAATATCGAATTCAGCCACCGCTTCAAGGTGTTGACATAGAACGTCGATATGCCACCCGTCGACAAAAGGTGTTGACGGTTCTACTGTCGACCACATTTCTACAACAAAAGCTTTAAATGAACCGACGCAGATACGCCGTTTTATTTCTTCTTCAATCTTTATCTGTTGTATCAATAACGGCCGGTTCAATTTCACCACGTGCTTCGAGTTCACGAAATTCGCTTTCAGCTTGGGCGCTTTGTTCTTGGTAGCGCGGAAGTTGTTCAATATGTTTAAGCGTCTGTCTGTTCGTTGCTTCTAGTTTTCTTTTTATTTCGATAAGTTCTTCGTTCGTTTTGCCTTCGAACGGGTCGGCTACACCATGTTCTATTTTTTGTGGAACCTTACCGATCATACGGTCATAGAAGAAATTCAGCCGGTTCGTGTCACCTGTCTGCGCCGCAACGACCATGCCACGAATTGTCATGTATTCTAAAAATGAAAGTGACTTCGCGTCTTTTAACTTCGCTTGCATTTCTTGAACCGTTAAATGTGAATTTATATTTAGGTATCTTGAAATTAAACCCGCATCGACTTTTTTGACGATACGTTCTTCGCGGTCGGCTTTCGGGTTTAAGTTACCCTTGTTTCCTACACTATTTTTGTTGTTCTTTTTAAAACTTGTTTTGGTTTTTCGTTGCGGCATTTATTTAATGTGCCGAGTTGAGAAACAATTCGTCAACTTATTTTATCAATTCAGGTTTTTTATATTGATTTAGTTTAGTGGTGAAAATCCGATAAGGTTTTCTTGTAAGGTTCTAACCCCGGTTGTACGCAATTAATCATATAGCTGTCAAAGTAATATGGGTTATGACCGCAATATTCAGTGGCCTTGTCTTGAAGCGACGGTTTTGTTGTGCTGCAAGCTGACACCAACACCGAAAAAATAAAAATTAAGTATTTCACAAAGCCTTTATACATTTAATAGCTATCTGGTTTTTGATTCTTGCCTCAACTACTACCCTTTTGTCAACGGCATTTAAAAAACCATGTACCGCTATCGCTACACCCGGCGTCTTATCATACCCGTAGTCGTCAACTACGATAGTTGTACCGACGCGCATACGTGGTAGTAAAAACCGAAGACATTCGACGTTCGACTGATAAGTGTCAACGTCTAAGTGCGCAAAAGACACCGGCCGCATTTCGTGCCCTTCGTGTTTAAATTCGCCTTTGACAAGTTCGACAGGTAAGCCGGTTAGCAATTGTCTAACGCCTTCGATACTTGTGTCAGAAAAAAGACCGATTAAATTTTTATCTAAATCAAAAGTGTGTTCAGGAATTCCCGTAAAAGTATCATAGCCGATTATTCGCTTACACCATGACTTCGCGTGTTCGGCTATTTTCTTAAGCGACCCGCCTTTATATACACCGACTTCGATAATATCGCCTTCGACATTTTTAGTCTTTTCTAAGTTTTCAACAATTGAATTGATTCGGTCTTCCGTTATTAGTGTCATGGTGTTTCAGCCTTTTCGTCGTCTGTGAGTTTTTGGTGATATTGACAGTGCCTTGAATTTATTTCGTGGCAAGTGCAATTTTCGAATTCTTCGTCAAGTGTGTTAAGTTCGTCTTCGATTGAATCGCCTTCAGCTAGTTTTCTAAATTCTTTAGGTTCCCAAAACTTCCACCAACGCCAATTTTTATTTTTGCTAATCCAAAACATACGCATTTCGATTTCGAGTTTTAAATTACCTTGCGCCACTCTTAGTCCCCGCGCCTTCCGTATTCCGCTATAAGTAAAGCGTCGACAATACCTTCGTGAAGCTTGCCGGTTTTTGATTTTGGGATTTTACCGAATAATTTCGGTAGTAACCTTCTAACAGCGATAACCGACTTAGCTTTAGGCTTCAAGTCTTGACTGATACCTTCATGAATCTTTTTAGACCACTTGGCGGGTTCAACGTATGTCACCGGGTTTCGGCATATCATTACCGCAATTTCGATAGTAGCGAAGCCACGCCCGTAATTAAAAGCGTGTTTCGAACCCATTGCGTGTGGTGCCGCCCGTTCTAAATAGACGTGAACGTCCGGGAACTTTTTTAAAATTCGTCGAAGTTCTAAAAAATCGACGTCTTTAGTTTTCTTATCTTTTAGCGGCATATAAAAAAACTGAAAGTCTTTACCATTATAAAAAACTATTGCGCCGGTTTGACCGGGGTCGATAGCCACCACTTCATTTATTTTCATAGTAACCCCAATGCCGCGCCCAATTGATTTCAGCGGTACGCCCTTCGTAAAGCCCGAACCGTTCCCAATTTTTAAATAGTTCACGTGGCGTGACTTTTTTCTTAACCCGCCACCCGGCTATCATAGTTAAAGCCCATTTCTTAGTTATGTTCGGGTAGGCTACACCACGCGCGCCGCCCGTATCAAACTTAAAACAGCCTTTAGGTGTCATGACGACACCTTTATAATATATGCCTTTAATTGCCACCGCCCATATCACCACATTTTCATGATTTTCTAGTACGTAATTATATGCCGATTTTTTGCCGAAAAAACCCATGTTTTTTTGTCTCCTTTTTTGGTTTATTTTTACGACCTTTTTTTGCTAAGAAAAACACCAAGTGTAACCCCGTAACCCCTTTTTGACGTCTGAAACTCTATATGCGTAATAATACGTGTATTGGCCCCATATTGGGCCTATTTACGCCCTATTATTGCCTATTATTTAAGCATATATACCTAAATTATCATATTTTGAATAGTTTAGGTAATATAGGGGTTACAGGGGTTACATTTTCTAAATCTCCTATGAAAAAAGCGTAACCCCTACGAACTTTTCAAGGGGTTACAAGGGGTAACAAGGGGTTACATTTTGTAACCCCTGTAACCCCTTTGTAACCCCTTTGTAACCCCTACGACCCCTCTATTTTTTTAGCCTCTTTTTTGACCCAAAATTTACCCACATTTTTGTGGTGTCTTACTAGCTTTTTTTCATACCCTAAACTACGCAAAATATTGCCTATTCTTTTTTGGCCTTGCATATCGTTTCTAACGCCTAAAGATACGGCCGAATCGAACAAGTCAGACATCTGAAAAGTCTCGACGTCGAACCCTATGGTGTCA